GCTGTTAGCTAAGTGTTAGCTAAGTGTTAAAAACCTTAAATTTTAAAGGTTATTGGGGGTTTTGCCTAAATATTTAAAATATAGAGCAAATTGATTTGTAGGGGGGTAGCTTTCTTGTTATCTTGTCAATTTAATTTGACATACATATATTCAAAAAAATCATAAAAGTAGCAATTTGGGGCAAATTTGGGATTTTACTGAGAAGGCAAAAATGGGCAAAAAACAGGTGTTTCAACCTACTTTTTATGTTTTTTAGTAACCCCATAAAATGCCCCAAACCTTAAATTTTAAACTTCTTCAAAACTTAATTGTGTGCTAAAAACATTGTAAGCAACCTCAGAAAATTCCAAAGTGCTTTGTAAAAATCTAACTTCAAAACTATAATTAGTTCCATCTTCAGAAAAGAAAAATGGCTTTAATTGTCCTACTGTATATTCAAACAGGGCTTCTAATTTTGCTTTATCTGCGCTACTTAGATGTGTATAATTTAAAGTCCAACTGCGCTTTCTTCCATATTTTTGTGTAGTGTAAGCTGTGTTGTTGTAAGCCCTTTTAATATTAATTCCATTATAATTTCTGCCATATCTTATACCAATTTGTGGATTAGTGGAAGGGCTATAATTTGCATTATTATTTCCTGAATCATTTTCACCAAACTTTGCGCTAGTCACTGCCATTTTAATTTTCCTTTGTACTGTTTAAACATTTATGCTTCACCTAAATAAATACCAGTAATGCTAATTTTTCCTATTGTGCGTTTTGTTTCTACTATTAAAAAACCTATTTCATCACCACCAACATCTTCATTAAAAAAATATCCAACATCTGCATTAAATTGAAAAACGTCACCTACCTCTAAATAATAAAATTTTGGGTCTAATACATCAAAACTAACCAACATTCTAGGTTCACCAAACCTACTAAAATATTTAGTTTTCCAGTCTGATATTCCTGTACTTGAATTTAAAATATTAAAATTAAGCTCTTGTGTGTTTTCATTTGTAAGGTTGCCAAAATTGTAATTAGTTCTAGGTGTTGAGTTGGTAAAGGTGTCTATGTCTTGCCATTTTTCTGTGGCGGGGTGTTGATTGTAATTTGCTTTTATTTTAGTAACTATGTCTGATATAGGTGACATTTTAAAACTAATATTATTAATATCATTAATAGTAAATGTAAGATTACCACCCTGAATACTTGTTGGGCTAAAGCTACTTGGGTGCGGGTCTATATACTTATAAGAACCTTGACAATCTGTTCTAAAAATAAACTGTCCTTCATAAGCGCATTTATTTAATAATTGCTGTAATGTTTGAATTTGAAATGTACTATGTTGTATTGTATAATTTGACCTAGCACTGTCTAATGTAGACCAGTTTGTAGGAACTGCTGTTATCCCACCAAATCTATAAATAAGGTCCCTGTGCATATCTACAATAGTTGTAGTAAGCGTACTGGTTGCATAGCTTTGTGTGTAGCCATCAGCCCCACAATAAAGATAATTAACACCGATAATTTCACGCATACCTGATTGAAGGTTTTTATTTGATTGGGATAAATCAACAGAACATGTTGCACTTATTCTAATATCATAAATTTCTGCTTGGTGGTTTAGGTTTCCACTGCCTTCATATTCAGCCATGCTTGCTTCAGTGCGTACTGAAAATTTACTAGGAAATCCATCTAGGCTTGCAACAGTTGCAGTAAATGTTTGTGTGTGCAAGCTTGAAGTAGCGGTCCCACCTGAGGCATCTAATTCATTTGTAGATTTATTCCAAATAGAATTGCTATTGTCAGACTCTGAAAAATCATCATCATCTATTCTAGTGTTTAATCTTACTGTGAAATCAGTATAGTTTACACCCGCATCAGCAACAGCTTTAAGTTTATAAACTACTGTAATTGTGTAAGCTGTAGGTGCGCCTGAAAACTGTGGAAGGTCAAATGTTACAATAGCATTATTATCATCTGTAGATTGTGTAGAACCTGTAGCAGAAACCCCTGCCAGTTGTGTGGTTCCAAAGTTAGCAGTGCTGTCTGCGTTTGGCACATCTATTGCATTGCCTAAATTTGTCCCTGTTCCACTTACAGCAATGGGTTTTTGCTTTGCAACCCTAAACAGCCTTTGGTCTGCATAAGATATGTTTAAACCATTATAAGCTTCACTAGCACCATCTAAAGTGCCATTAACATTAATTCCTATGGGGATAAATTTTTCTAATAATTCATCCCAAATATGTGGCTGTGCATCAGAAGCTATTGAACTATCCCTTAATAAAGCTCTTACAAAACCCTGCTTACCTTTGTCTAAGACTGGCGCTCTCCATAAGTCTACGCTTGTTGCATAGTCATTATAGCTATTAGGTGTGTAGCTTCCATAGGTTATAGGTGCGGGTGTGTTTTCTACATTGTCCCTTGCTATTGGCACAGAAATATGGTCAAAGGGATTATAGGCGGTAATTTGTAATTTAACAGATTTGCCTTGATAATTTTGCATAACATCAGCCAACCTGCCTTCAAATATTTTTAAACATTTGCTTATATTGTTAGAATCATTAAGCATACTAAAAATTTCTACTTTTTGATTTATATAAAATCTATTACCATTGTTATTCCAAAACTCGCCCGAAAATAAACCCGCACTGTTTGATAAATCAAAAGTAGATACGCTAGTAGGAAAATCAGCTATCTGTAGTGTTATATTTCCCAAACTTGCAGTGTATCTTTTTAGGTCTATTTTTTCCCTGATTGTTGGGACATTCATAATAGCAGGTGTGAATTTTGTATTTACACTGTTAACAGAAATAGTAGCTGTGCTGTTCATACTTAAACCAATTTGACCACTACTACTTGCATGGTAATAATGCAGGACCACTAAGTAATCTTCCTGCATACCACTAGCTAAAGCTGAAGTGTAATCTGCGTGTGGTTGTGCTAATGCCATTAGCTTAAATTCCTTTGTAGGTTTTCTTCTATAGTTGGGGCAATAAAGTCCCTGACAAAATCTTCATTTGTTACAGGTGCATTAAATATAAGATTCATACCACCGCCATTTCTACCTGCGTTTAATTCTTGTAAATTTTGAATTCCTATTGCCTGTACAGATTCCTTATTCATTACAAATTCACCCTGTTCTAACATAGCGGGAACCTTATCACCGCCACCAAATCCATCAACAAATCCACCTTGTCTAAATTTATTTCCTTTAGCTTTTTTTATTCCTTCCCCTACAATACGCATAGCGCTAGCACCTGCAAGTGGTGCCATAATTGCGTTCATGGGTGGTGGGAATTTTGCAAATACACCTGAAATAGCATGTGCAACAACTTCAGTGGCTTTTGCTGATAGTAGCCTTTCACTGGCTTCAACTAAATTATCTGAATGTAATATTGCATCTTTTCTGTCTTGCTCTCTTTGTGCTTTTATAGCATCTGATTTTTTCTTTTCTCCATCAACTTCTTTTTTATTAAGCCCTAATAATTGAATTTGTAGTTGTAGTCTTTTTTCTTGAGATAAATTAAATTTTTCTGCGTTTTCTATTTGAAATTCTATCATCTCTTTTTGAATTTCATGAATTTCCAAATCTTGATTCATTAATTCTAATTTTTCTCTAAGAATTTGAACTTGCGTAGATTCTTGTTCAATTATAGCCTTCTTTTTTGGTTCTTCACCTTCTTCACCCTCTTTCTTTTCCTTATTTACTTCTAATGCTTCTTTTTGCACAGCAAGCAAGTCAGTCTGTGCCTGTTTTAACTCTTGTTGTTTTTTTATTGCTTCTGCCTGTGCCTCATTATCTGCTAAAAGCGCTTCTTTTTCTGCTTCCAGTTCTTTGGTATTTGATTGCCTCGTACCGATTACTCTAGTAATCACTGCATTTAATTTACCTGTTGTTGTGAAGCTATTTTCTTGCATTGAAGATAGTGCTTCAGTTGTCTTTTTGTCTTGCTCTCTTAATGGTATTAATTCCTTTTCCAACTCAATAAGTTTTGCATTATTTTCAGCCTGCTTAAGCATTGCTTCGTTTACAGTGGGTAGTGTTTCAGAGCCTAATTTTGCTTGCTCTAAATTCATTTCAGCAAGCTGTGTTCTAAGTTCTAAGGTATTACCACCAAGTGCATCAATTCTTCTGATAGCTGTTTCCATTGGGCTTTCATCTAACAGTTTAAAAAATTCTGAAGTTTTGCCTATAGTTTCAATCATTACATCAGTTGCATTTTTTAACTGTTCATCAAAAGTTTTAAAGAAGGCTATTCCTAAGTCTTCTGTTGCACTTTTCACAATCTTAAACTTTGATTCAAGAGTGTCAAGCATTTCAGTTGCCATTGCTTGCCCTGCACCATTAGCATCATTAAATTGGGTTGTTAAATCTGCAACTGTACCTGCGCCATCTAATAAAATACTAAAAGCTGAAACCGCTCTTTGTCCCACCAACTGCTTCATTTCCGCAGTCCCAATACCTTCTTCTTTTAATTTTGTAAGTGCTTCAGTCAATTCTGCTGAATTACTTACTGTGCCACCTAATCTTTTAGCTAATTTGCTATTTTCATTGGAAAGCTCTAAAAACACCTGCCTAAGCGCAGTTCCTGCCATAGAGCCACTAATACCTGCATTGGCAAGCGTTCCAAGCACTGCGGTGGTTTCTTCCAAAGAAAATCCTGCCACTTTAGCAACTGGCGCTACAAATGCCATAGAATTAGTGAATTTGTCCATGTCTAAGGCTGTGGAAGCAAAACTAGTAGCCATGACATCAGTCATTCTATTTGTTTCTTCAGCATCTAAGCCAAAGGCTCTTAATGTAGAACCTGCAACACTGGCTGACTGTGCTAGGTCTAAACCGAAAGCTGTAGATAGGTTTAGGGTGCCTTCAGTTACTTCTAAAATTTCATCTGATGTAAAGCCTAATTTTGAAAATTCTATTTGGAGGTTAGCAACTTCTGAAGCTGTAAATTTAGTGGACCCACCCAATTTAAGTGCTGACTGTTCAAGCTGTCTTAATTTTCCACCAGTAGCACCTGCAATGACTGAAAGATTTTTAATATTTTGTTCAAACTCAGACCCAACCCTAACAGTTGAAGCAAAGGCATCTTTTAATTTTCCTGCGCCTATAAATGCTAATGTAACCGCACCCGCTTTTTTTGCTAAATCACCTAAAGCATTGTCTACTTTTTTAGTTTTTTGCTCTGCGCCACCTGCGCCCTGTACTTCAAATACTAATTTTATTTTTTTAGCCATTTTGCATTTCCATTTGTCTTCTTTGACAGTTTAATAATTCTTGTCTTATAATATTAAAATACCTTGTTCTGATTACTGGCACATCATCTATTGATTGTGCAAGCGGTACTTTGTAATCTTGGATTATTTGATATTCTTCTAACATAGTTTGATAGATTTGTTTAGAAAAAATCTTAGCATTGCAAAAGAATGGCATACTATAATACAGTGCCTGCCCTGCGCTATAAGATTTATTCTTGTTTTCAAATAATATCCTTTCTACCTCAGCATCTATGTCCTTTTTACCCTTAAACCAAATACGCTTAGAAAGCGTAGGTGAAGTGGCTTGATAATTTATGGCAGTAATTTCATCAGGGAATAAGCTATCCTGCCATCCAAAAAAGCAACACCAAACATAAAGCGCTAATTCCCACTGGTCTTTTTTACATTAAGCCCTAAATATTCAATTAAAATAGTTTGCATTAATGTATCAACCTCAACCATAGTAATTTCTTCTAAAAGTTTTTGTTTTTCTGTGCCATCTCCATACCCTGCTAAATCCCTAACTGCTTCTAGTAATTTGTAGTAGTTTTCTTGGTTAATCTTATTATCAATAAAACACATAGAATTTAGCATGTGTAATTTTCTTTTATCACTAAAGGAAATATCTAATATTTCCCAGTCTTTTTTATTCCATTTCACTGTGTGCATTTGTTTCACCTTTCTTTTCTGTTAGAAACTGTCTAAACACTTTTATGCAATAATCTGTAATAAATCACCTGATGTGCTTGCAAGTCCTTTAATAGAAACATTGTAGAACATTGCTGAAGCCTCATTGAAATCCACAGAAGTTAATACTCCATTAGCCATATTAATACCAAATGTGGTTGCACTTGACCATGTTGCATGATTTGACACCTCAACACTTGCACTTGTACCGCCTGCTTTAAGAGAATTGTGCAAAGCTGAAGTGTTGTCATCTGCTTTTATTGAAGCATCTACTGAAACCATAATTTCAGGGACTGCCCTTACTATAGCCTGTGGATTTCCACTTGCATTAAAGCCCATAAATTCTGAAGGGTTTTCAATGTTTAATGAAAAATCACTTATAACACAATCACCAATGCCTGCTATTGTAGTTTTAGCGGTCCATTGTGTCATGCTATAATTAGTAGCGCTATAAGCAACTGTGCTAGTTGGTCTAGCTTGCCCATAGGTTCCAAGATTACCAGTGGCAAAAGTACCTGATACTTTTATGCGCCCTGATTCTGTTCCCATTGAACCATTTATGCTTAGTGTTGTAAGTACACATCCTGAAAAAACCATAGAATGGTCATTGCCTGCTTCAGGGTTTGAGATTGCAACAGTAAATGTGTGCAAGCTGTCACTTATTGACCCTGTGCCTATTTGCAGTTCAGGTGGTGTGTAGTTGTGTGCAATATCATAACTTGCAGGGCTTGAGCCTACTGCAGTAGTTGTGATTGCTTGAAGTAATATAGGAAGTGTGGTTGCATCAGCAGTCCCTGAAAATGAAAATTCTTTCCTAGTCCCTTTTTCTTCAGTGAAAGCATCCGCAACTTTAGCGGTTCTGCCTACACCATTTCTAACGTCTAAAACTTGACTTAGATTCATGGAAGGGCTAGAAACAGAATCAACATTAATCAGGTTCATAGTAGCAACATTGGCTGTGCCAATAGTAGTTTCGGGCTTAAAAGCTAAAAGAAATTCTTTTGGGCTTAAAGCTTGTCCATCTAATGCCATTTCTATTCCCCTTTCTTGTTGTTTTTGTTATCTGATTGTCCTTCTAAATATGGTTTTGCCATATCAGGGACCTTTTCTAATTCTACTGCTTGACCATCATTCAATGCTTCCCAGTCACTAAAGACCAGTCCTTTAAAGCTGTCTGCTGAAGGTATCATGCAGTCTTTTTTTTTCTTTACTTTTGCCATTTTGTTTCCTGAGTTAATTAGCTACATCTTCAATTTTTGTGCTGTAAAGCATTGAAGTCATTATTAAATCTGCTCTTTGTTCTGTATCATTTCTAGGCGGGTCATAGTTCACAGATTCTATCTTACCATCATACCATAAGGTGTCCCTAAAAAAAATATAATCTCTGCTTTTTCTTGTTGCAGAACCAAAAAAAGTTGGGTCCTGTGTAAATGTTGTTGTTAATGCAAATTTAGGATAAACAAACTGTGTATTATCCTGACTAAAAGTTAAGTTTATATCACTAAAAGAAGGGGTATTGTCTACAGTGTAACTTGAATTATTTGTCAGTAACTGCTTAGACCTTTCCATAATTTTATTTAGCGTGTTCATAATCTTAACATGGTTTGAGCGCTCACCAAATCTATTGCCACCCCTGTGCCAGTAAAATTTTATTGTTGCTGAAAATTCCCTAACCTGACTTCCTGACCTAAGCTCCACAATATCAGAACTTATAGGCTCAATATTAAAATATTGACTTCTCCTGTATTTAAATCCCCTGTCAAAAAAAACAGGCACTTTAAATTCACCGCTTAACAAAACATCTAAGCCCTTAGTAAGGTCCTTAAAACTTTCACTATGTGCAATCATTTAAACCACCTCAAAAGCAGTTACATCAAAATCAAAACTAGCTATGTGTAATTCATCAATGTCTTCTGATTCATCCCTAGAAGGCTGAACTGTGTAATTTAAAAACTGAGCATCTGTAAAATAATAATCTTTTGAATCAGAAAAATATTTAACATTTGAATTATTGTAAATTAATTGGTTTAGCCTGTCACCTATTCTAAACAAAGCATTTAAAACTAAATCTTTGCTGTAGTTTGGTCTGCGTAAATAATACTTAACCCTAAATCCATAATTTCTTAGTTGTGCCTTTGGGACCATATTTTGCACTACTTCATCTTTAATTTTTGTTATGTTAAAATAGCTAGGCTTTCTGTTTATATAATTTTCATCAAAATAAACAGCGTAGCCTTTAAATTCTGTTCTGATAATATCAGCTAACTTGTCTTGAATTTCTTTATATGTTTGAAAATAATCTGTTGCCATTATTTCCCTCTAGTCTTTCTAGGATTCCACTTTACCTTGTTAGCCCAAAATGCGCCTGACATTTTTCCCCTAGCTATATTTTTAGCATGCCTTGCTTTGAATGACTTTCTTTGCTTGGCTGTTTGATTTGTCTTGACACCTTGCTGTCCAAATCTAATAAGTTTTATTTTATGACCAACTTGCGCTAAAACCATGTGTGATTTAGTCTTGTGGCTTGGTGTTCTTTTGGGTTTATTTACACCCTTCAATCCAAACCTTTTAAGCATTGATTTTTTCTTGGCTAAATGCGCCATTAATAATCTGACCTGACTACTTGCAGTGTTTTGATTCCTGAGCCTGATTCAATAGGTTTACCATCTAATGAAATTTCCCATTCATCATTAGTGTAGTATTTTGCACTACTGCCTGAAGAAGTGCTACTAACAGCAAATCTAATAAGCACACCATAAGCTAATGTCTGATAACCACCATTTAAAGGCTCATCAGTTACTACTTGGTCTACTTTCAAGCCATCATCATTTTTTACATAAACACTGTATTTAATAGAAGAATTAGAAGACCCACTATTGAAATTTGCACCATTACCTGAATTTCCATCATCTGAAATTACACATTTAACCTTATCAAAATCTACATAAGGTGCATTATTAGACATGTAAACATCCACAATTCCACCAGTAGAAGAAGCATTGTAAACAATGCGCTTAATTATTCCACTTTTTTGCCTGTCAGTTGTTTCATCCCATAATGGAATTTCACCTGATTTAATTAAATTCAAAAGCCCAGTGTTTGTTTCTTCGTTATAGACTACACCTTCAATACGCATACCTTTTTCAAAGTCGTATGGTTTTATAATTGTAGCAACTGCTAAATGTGAAGCGCATTTAATAATTATATCTTGATAACTCCCACCACTTTCAGTGCTTTCATCACCTGATAATCTTCTAATTGGTTTATTGACAAACTCTCTTATAAAAGCTGAAGCCCTGTCCACCGCTTCTTGCTTTGTTGTTTTCCAGTCCAAGCCTGCTTCATAAAAATGTTCTGTGGCGGGGTCTAGTGCGCTTGCTACATGTAGTAAGTCTGCATCTTCATCATAAAACCATTCTGAATCACTATCAACAGCACCTGCGGAAGCCTGAGCAGAGCCTAGTTCTTGTCCATCCCTATACAATACAGAAACATATCCAGTTCCGCCTACCTTGTAAACAATCCCTGAAGATTGCACAAAGCCTTCTAATGCCCTTCTAACATTGTAAGAATTTAAATTTGGTTCTATCACTTGCAAATCATCTGTTATATTGCAGTAAGCTTCATAATATGTAGACATTATGCTAATCCTTCTATTTCATTTATTCCAATAATTTCAGGCACTTCTAAAAGCCTAATTAATAATAATAATTTTTCATGCAGGTGTATATCACCAGTATTTTGCACCATGTTTGCTAATTCCTTTACTACCATTATTTGCTGTGGCACTGGTAGATGTATGAAGGTGTCTTCTGATGTTAGTTCAAAACTAACCATGAATGACTTTCCCACAGTAACTAGTCTGCCCTTTAATTATTGTCAAAACATTTAAATTAAAATTCCCATCAGTAAAAATATCCAACACACCTACGTTATGTGTCCAATTAGTCTGCCTGTTCTTTAAAAATTCTTTTTCCATCTTACATAAGCATCCTAAAGAATATGCCATTTTTGGACCATCTAAGTGTGTCACAACTGATTTTAATGAATCATGCGTGTGACCATAAATAATATTAACACCTAAATTTTGAACGTGACTTCTAGGGTGATTTATTCCCATGTAGTGACCACCATGATAAGCATATAATTTTGAACCTAATATTTTAACATATTTTCCATAAGGGTGTGCATCATAGCCTCTTTCTTTAATCTTAAAAGCTTTCATAGCACCATACTGTGTCAAATAAGGATTTTCTTCAACAAAATTATCAAACCAAAGTTCATGGTTTCCCATTGTCATAATTTTCTTTTTAACACCTGCATTTTTACAAGCTTTATCAATTTTGTCTAAACCTTCATTGACTAATTTGATTTCTTCTTTTATTGCAGGCAACTGATATTCGAGTGGTGGGCGCTTCTTTTTACTCCACTGCCAGTGGGAAACGCTTGCGCCTTCAGCAAAATCCCCTATGCAGAGAAAGGCACTGGGCTTTACATATTCTAAAACATTCAAAGCGCAATTTAAAGCTTTCTTGTCTTCCATTGGGAAATGAATATCAGGAAAAATTACTACTGTGTCTTTAATATTCAAATGTGCTTCCCAACAATTTCAAGAAAATGGGGAACTGTGCCTGCGCCACCTTCAGTGTTGTAGACTTTCTTCCATACTTGCGCCATTTCCTGCGTATTCTTTGGTAGTGGGGTCTTATCTCGCCAATACTTTAATCTGCAGACTATGATAGCACAGCGCATGTTATATGTTAAGATTTCTTCCCATTCTTCCTTAGTCCCTTTTAGCCATAGGTCCACTGGTGTTTGTGACACCTCAGCACATCTACTAGCTAACTTTTTGCGGTAAACTAAATAGCTGTCTACAGTATCTTTTGCTGTAGTACCTTCAATCTGCCAGTAAGACCTAGCAATTTCTGAACCAATCTGCTTCAAGTATTTATATCTACTCTCAACTAGCCCAGTTGCCAACACTAATTCAACAGCCATAGGGTTTGCATATTTAGACCCTAAAGCATTTAAAGTTTCTGAAATCAAACCTTCAATTTGCTGAAGTGGTATTGACATTTTTTTATCCGTCATAATCTTCTATAAACATTTTTACATCTTCTAGCAATTTGTCATCTTCTTTTGTTTTAGTTGCCTTGACAGCGCTTTCTAAGACTGCCAACAAAAGTTTCTTTGCTCCAATTTTTCTAACTGCTCTGCCTATGATTCTTTTGAACATTTTATTTTCCTTTTTTTACTGATTCATAAAGTTTTTTCATAGCATCAAAGATAATATCAAAAATAATATCATCTTTTTTACTTGGTGATAATTTTACAATTTTTTCTAAGGTATAAAAACCCACTAACACATATTCCCAGTTTAATTGTAGCCATTCCATAATTATTCCTTAATTAGTTTTTAAATCCAAAAAATGAAGACACAAAAGCAAACACTGCAAATAGAACTGTGCCAATAGTTTTCACTTTCTGCAATTCTTCTTTATTTCTATAAATTTGTTTAATATGTTTTTGGTCTTCCTGCATATTTGTTTTTAACCATTTAACATCATTTTCAATTCTTTCAATCTTTCTGACTAGCGCTTCAAAATATCCGCCAAAGTTTTCTTTATCCATATAGCGTAATCCTAGTCTTTCCATTTTCTGTCCACTGTGCTTTCAAGTGAATCCAGTTTTTCTTTTATGTCATCCCTGTAATCTTTGGTTGTCTTGTCTGACACATTAAACCTGTCAATAAGCTTTATTAAAATACCTTTACATTCTTCAATCTGTTTTGATAATGAGCTTGTTAAGTATTTTAATGTAAAGATAAGGGCAACAGCTAAAATAGCCATTACCCCTAATCTTTCAACAATTAAGTTAATTGCTTGAGTCGTTGGCATCCTGTTTATTTTCTCCTTCATCTTGCAATGAACGCACAAACATTTCTTTAAATTTTTCCATGCCTACATTCAACTGGTCCAAATTAAACCTAGTTGTTTGTATTTTTCTGCTCAAATCTTGCATGTGCATAAAGTATGTTTTTTGCGTTTCATCCAAGTCTTCAAATTTGTGTTCTACCCCATCAACTACCACTACTGCTTTAGGGTCTTGCTTCTTTTTTACTTTTGGTTCTTTAACTTCTTTAGCCATTTTATTTTCCTTTTTTTTATTTGACTTTTGCTTGTTTTATCCAACCTTAAAATTGGAATTTTTTACATTTTTATTATACATAATTTGTTAAGATTATTTTACTACTTTCACGACAGTAAATCTAGGAAAACACTTTTTAGATGTCATTATACCTTGACACCAAGAACTGTCCGCTATGGGGCTATTAGACCCCTTAAAGGCTATTCTAGGTTTTGTGTTAAAACACCCCATTTTAAGGTCTTTTTAGTCCTAATTTTTGCATCAAAGTTTTGTTTTCTGTTTCTAAATTTTCTATTTTTTTTGATTCAATTTTTGCCATTTTTTCATTTAAAATTGTTACTTCAGAATGAAGCTCTAGCATTTTTAAATCCAGTGTATTGAATTTTATTTGGGCTTGATAATATGAACTAGCAATAACCAATCCTAAAAATCCAAGCTTCAAAAGCATGGCAACTGATAAGCTTACAGTGCTGTCTGTATTAATTGCGTTTGCCATTTCTTAATCTTTCTAATTCTCTTTCAAGAACTTCAATCTTTTCATTCTGTCTTATGTCAGCAGGAATCTCAGCATTTTGACTAGCTTTTGCATCCTCTTCAATAGCCGTAATATGTTCTTCATTTATCTTTACCTGATACTCAAGAAAAGATATACGACCATTCAACTCACCATAACCCCAGACCATAGCACCAATAATTCCAACTGCTTGAAACAGCATAGGAAGTGATATGTTGAGGCTTGAATCTTGTCCTATTGGTTTAGTCATTTTTATTTGTTACAACTGGGTTTTTAATTTCTACTGTTTCTAGTATTCTGTGTTTTATGCACCAATAACTTTTTCCGTTATAAATATCATCTATTAAGTAAACATGAGAAATATCTTTGTTGTCTAATATTCTATTGCCCATAACATTAGGAGCGCAAGAAAGAATAAACACCCAAGCTATTAATACAAATGCTATTCTAATTACTGCCATTGTTAATCCTTTGAGCATCTATATACAAATCATTATATATGCCCAAGCTATCTGCTTTCCAAATAACCTTTTTCATTAAGCTATCTATCTCGAACATTTCTTGTGATAGTTCTTCTCGTGTCTTGCCTATGTAATAATCTTGACAGCTAAATATGCTAAACATAAAAGCTACCATAAATCCTACTATTACAAATCCGTGAAGAATTTTTGAGAAATCTGCCCATTCGTTTAGTTTTTTACGCATTTTCTAACGCTTCTACTTTTGCTGATAGCTCTTGTACTGCTTTAACAAGTAATGGAACAATACCAATCTTGTAAATTTGCAAAGTTTTTGCTTCATCTTCGGCTTCAATAACAAGATGTGGGAATACTTCTTGTAGTTCTTGAGCTATAAATCCAATATGTTTCTTTTTAGATGAATCATTTATTTTATTATAATCTTTAACTTTTAATTTGTTTACCTTATCTAATGTATTCGCTGAATCAACAATATTTTCTTTCATTCTTCTATCAGATGACTGCGCAAAAGAACCATCTGAATAGATATGAAATTCAGCAACAGGAGAACCAGTACTGAGATTATCTTGACCTCTTACAAAATAAGATGTTGTGTTATCAGGAGTGTAAGCAAAATTTATATCCACACCGTGAGGTGGTGAGCTTGAAGGGTTTCTTGTATTATAAAAAGCCGCAACAGCCTTACTTTCTGTTTCTACAACATAAAACTTATTTAAAGGCGATGTTTCGTTTATACCAACATTTCCATTGAAGTAAAACAAATCAGTACCAACAGTTAGTCTTGTTGTTCCGTTAGTTCCAAGTTTCATAGTATTCCCATTATGGTCATAATCTACAAATCCTGCTCCTACATCTGCTTGGTCTCCAAAATATAACCTTGAATTACTTGCGTTTTCAGCAGTTATATAAACATTACAATCCCCACTTGAATTTTCTACTTCTAAAAGACCTGCAGGACTTGTAGTTCCTATACCTACATTGCCAGAATTAGTAAAAGTTGCTACTGCTGTTGTAGTATCAGCATTATAAATACCAAATTTACCACCAGAAAAACTTCCACCACTACCACCAGATATTAAGTACCACTTATCACCATTGGTTGAAGTATTGTCTAAAGATAATATAGTTTCTCCACTACTTCCTGTAAATTGAGAAACAATAGCGTCTGAAGAAGCAAGGTCAAGTGTATATGCTGGACTTGTAGTTCCTATACCAACATTCCCACCAGATGCAATACGCATATGCTCTGCATAGCTTGAACTACCAGTTCTTTGAGAAAATGTAAAATCACCAGTATTATCACCAGTTCTTACATAATTTATAAATCCTTGAGATGTAGCACCACTTGCAACTTGCAATCCTAAACTTGCAACATTATTAACACCACTACCATCAGAACCATTTGTATTTTGTATAATAGCAGATTCCAGTATTTCAGCTCCTCCATTATACGCTGTACTTGAGCTATGTGCTGTATGAAGGGTTGCTCCTGGACTACCTGCTGTTGCTCCAGACCCACCAGCCTCAATACGCACACCCGTTCCACCTACCATGTTTAATTGTGGGTAATTATTTTTTCTTATTTCTAAAGCACCATCTACATTTGCAAGAATATCCCAAGCAGATTCACTATTATTGTCACCACATAAAACAAGACTTGCACTACCAGTATCGTGTTGTATTCTAAGTGTCCTAGATGCTGAAGATGGGCTTGTTGTGCTAGTTGAACCAACTCCTATATTTCCTGTAGTAGTTAGTGATGATGATGCAACCGCACCACTAATGTCTAAGGAAGTTGCTTCAATCTCGCCACTTGCTTTCATTGTAACACCATCGCCACCAGCAACTCTAAAGATTATTTGGTCGTCTGTACTAAATTTTATTTGGTTATCTGCATCTCTACCAGCTACCAAACTTGCGTTCAATAATGATTCAAGTCCTGTTTGCGAGGCATCCACATTTAGTGTATTAGTTGAAAGGGATATTCCAGTTCCAGCTACTATTGCAGTCTTTGCCATTGGAATTTGGTCATCTGCTAGAGTCAATGTACCACCTGATACATCTAAAGTTTTTCCTGAGCCAACAGTAACATCGGAAGTAGCTATTGTTGCACCATCTATTGTTCCTGCGTCAATATCTACTTTAGAGATATTTACTTCACCACTACCATTTGGTGTAAGATTAATATGCCCATTGGTATCTGAAGAAATAATAGTATTTCCATTGATGTTGATATTATCCACCTGAAGGGCAGTTAATGTTCCAACTGAAGCTAGGTTAGGCATTGCAGTAATCTCGTCATCAAAGTATGCTGACAGGTCTGTAACAGCCACTTGCTTCATGGTCCCGCCATCATTCATCACAACCCTGTCTGCATCTGCCACTGTTGTGCTTGTTGCGCTAGTGTCACCATCCATAATATTTAATTCTGCTGTTGTCACTGTTGCGCCATCTAAAATTTCTAATTCAGCTTCACCAATATCAGCACTACCAATTACAAAACTGGTTCCAGTAATTGCGCCTGCGCCCAATGTTCCACTTGTTGATAAGTTTTCATTACCAAAGCTAATTGCACCACTTGAATCTGTTATGCTACCATTTGCAAATGTTAAGTTTCCTATAGTTGAACCTGTAGCTGTAGAAATTGTGCTTGTGAAAGTTGAAGCATCATCAGCAGTAAGTGCGCCAACTCTTAAATTTTCATAATCTGTTATGCTGACATTTCCTGCGGTTGTCCCATCTTCTGAAGTATCAATCAGGCTAAATGTGTTTGCTGATTCATCCCAAATCATTGCAACATTGGCAGGTCCACTGTCACCTGAACCACGCTTAATAACAAAACCCGCATCAAAAGCATTATTGCTAGGCTGTGAATCATATTTATTTAAAAGAATTAATGGGTCTTCAACATTTAAATTTGTTGTTGAAACTTCCTGAACACTACCTGTGGTGGTCAATGTGCCACTTATATTAACATTAGTAGCAGATAAAGTTGAGCCTGAAAAAGTTAAATCTGAATCTTCAGTAAGCAAACCATTAGTGCCATAAATTGCAACCCTGCCTGAAGTCTGACTGTCTGCTGTTAGCGTTGAAGCTCTAAAGCCATGTGAGCCAATATCTAAATTACCGCTTGCTGTAATGCCTGCGGTTGTAAGTGCTGTTATTGTTGTACCTGCAATAGTTCCGCCTTCAACCTTGTCACCTGAAATTTGATTGTCTGCAAGTGTTAAGGTTCCTGCGCTCACGTCTAACGTCTTACCACTTCCAACTGTTATATTAGAAGTAGCAATAGTTGCCCCATCTATGGTCCCTGAATCAATATCCACTTCAGTCATGTTTTGACTGTTAAAATCTATTGGGCTGTTAAATTGTATTGAAGTATCATCTGCGCTTATACTATCTAAAGCAATAGAACCAACATTAGTAATGTTTCCATCACTGACACTTAGACTGTCTACAGTTGTTGCGCCTAAATCCACAGCACCTGTGTTTGTTATTGTGCTTGAACCAATACTTATGTTTCCAAACCCTGATGTAAGACTACCTGAATCAACTGCGCCTACTGTTGTTACATTTGAAAGTGTATCTAGCGCTGTTTCAAAATATGTTTCAAAGTCTGTTAAGGCTACCTGCACCATTGTGCCATTATCATTGACTACCACTCTATCAGCATCAGCTAATGTGGTTGAAGTTGCTGAAGTGTCACCATCTATGATATTTAGTTCTGCGGTTGTAGTATTTGCCCCATCTAATATTTCAAGCTCTGCTTCTGTAATTGTTGCGGACCCAATGTTAAATTGTGTGGTTATTACAGGACTTGCTAAAGTTTTATTTGAAAGAGTTTGTGACCCTGCTAAAGTTGCCACTGTAGAATCTATTGCAACTGTTAGTGTGTTGCTTGACCCTACTGTGTCAATTCCAGTGCCACCTGCAATGTCTAGCGTTTCACTGTCTAAATCAATATTTAATGCGCCACCTGAATCACCTTGAAAATCTAAATCTTGTGCGGTCACTTGTGCATCTACATAAGCTTTGACTGATTGTTGTGTTGGCACTAATGTTGCTGAATTAGAATCCATGCCATCTTCATCAACAAAAGCTGTAACAGTTATGGACCCATCAGATAGTGACCCATAAGTGACTGTGCCTGATGAAGTCATATTTGTTGCAGATAAGGTTGCACCACTAAAGGATAAATCACTGTCATCAGATAGAACACCATTTGTGCCTGCAAATACTACCCTGCCACTTGTCAATCCATCTGCAGTAAGCGTTCCTGCTCTCAAATCATAAGAGCCAATGTCAACATTATTTGCTACAGTTAGGCTTGTGATTGCATCCACTGTTCCACCATCAATGTCAGGTGTGTTAATATCAGGTGCTGTTAAAGTTTTATTTGTTAAAGTATCTGTTGTGGCAAGACCTACAAAAGTGTCAGAAGAATCAGGAATGGTCCATGTTCTATCTGCGGTTGGGTCAGTGATTGCTAAAGTTGTTTCATAGTCATTTGCTGTGGAGCCTTCAAAAACTAAATTTGTTGTGATTGTTGCATTGAAAGCAACTGTGTCATTTGCTACACTGTCGCCAATACTAGAATTTCCAGTAGATGTAAAATTAGCAAATTGTGCTGTGCCAGTTCCAGTAAGGTTTCTAATCCCAGTTAAATCTTTATTACTGTCTACCAAAAGGAATTTAGAAGCAGAAACAGTCCCTGCAGTAATCCCATCTAATAAGTTCAATTCTGTTGCGCTTGTTGTGACTAAAGTACCACCAAGCTTCAAACCATTTGTGCCATCATGTGAAGCTATATCAAAATCATAAGAACCATCAATTATCTTGACCCCTGTAGTGGCAAATGCCATTGGGATTAATGTACCATCACCATCATAAAGTGTGGTAAATGATGAACTTACCCCGCTTGATTCTTCTGTATGAATAAGGGTTGCATATCCTGAAGATATTGCCACATTTGTTAAGTCTTGTTGGCTTGCCATAATACTTCCTTAAATATTTATATTTATTTTATCTGCGTTTTTCATTGCAGTCTTTACTTTATTTGTGTCAGTGCTGTCATAAGCTGTGGTTTTACCATCATTTGTTTTTAGATAGCTTTTTTTAGCATGCTCTTTTTTCATCTCTTTTATTGAATTGGCTACATAGCCATCCCATGTGGTCCACCCATTGCCTTTAAATACTGACATAGGCGCACCCATACACTTTTTAATTTTTTTACTCTCACATTTTGGACATTCTTTAGGTTCTTTTTCTTGGGGTAGTGTTATTTCTTCCCAAATATTTCCACAGTCATTGCTGTCTTCACACTTGTAATCAAATATTGCCATATTTTCTTTCTTGGCATGTGGGAACTGTAAACAGCCCCCACACACTTTACTGATGTTTAGATATTATGGTACTCATAAAGTCTATCAGCAAAAGCCAAAGCACCGCCATAAATTGTATGCGCTACTACTTGGTCTGCTAATGCACTTACTGAATAATCCATTTCTACTTTCACATCCATTGCTCTTGCAAATGCAATAGCACTTCTGTGATATAGATAGCCTGCTTCATCTGCATCTGCTACACCTGAAATAGAATTTGTTGCCCTAATTTCAATGCCATATAGTTTTCCAATTACTCCCGTCTGAACTGCCTGTGCGTTACCATATTTGCTTGCATCTACAAAATCTTCTATAGCTAGTAAAGAAGCATAACTTGCAGGGTTTACAGTTAGAAACACATTACCATCAAAAGGCACATCTGCACCCATTAATGAAGTCATACCAGTTCTAATTAAAGCACTGGTGAATGTGTTGTCTGCACCTAAGTCTGAAATTGACCCAGTATCTGCTTCTGCAACACCTTCAATATAGTCATCCACAGCTTTTGCTAGTGCGTAACCAAATTGATTTGTTTCCATAGCAAACATAGAAGGTTGGGTCCAAACTTGTGAACTTGTTTCTATCTGTTTTGCTACATATTTGTGTTGGTCTACAGTTATTGTGAAGCTACCATGAGTGTCAGCGCCATAAGTGACATCTGAGCCTGCAGACTTACTGCCTGCACTTGGTGTTGTAGCTTTTGGTACTGTTAAAACTTGACCGCCACCGCCTTTAACCATATCAGAAAAGCTTGAATCTACAGTGTTTTCCCACACTAATTGCCTTTCCATAGAAGCTAAGACAGCATCAGCGAGCATCGCCTTTTTATTAACAGCACTTGTGCTAATAGTTACATTCGCCATTATTATTGTCCTTGTCTACAGCCTATTTTTTATTCTGATACTTAGCCATAATTCCTGCCCAATTCTCTTTAAACCCGCCTTGACTATCAGGCTTGGTGAAAGGATTGTCTACAAGATTTGGCATCCCTGATGTAGGGATTGAAGCATCAGTTCTTACTGGCTGTTTTACATTTTGTGTATTTAAATCACTTACATAAGATTCTAATTCAATCAAGTCTAGCTTGTTTGCAATCTTTTGCTGTGATTCTGTTAATTCAACAGCTTTCATTAGCTGTTCCCTTTTTTGTAATTCATACTGTTCCCACTGTTTAGCTTGTGCTTCTAGCTTGTCCATTTCAGATTTAGATTCATCAAGCAAGACTTTATATTCACCCTGCTTTTCTAATTCTGCTTTTCTTCTAGCTTCTGCTTTTTGCTTTACTGATTCTAGTTCTGCTTCAGCTTCTTTGCGCTTTGCATTAACTTCTACAAACCTAGAATATGGAACTGAATCACTTACACTTTTTGCACCAGTGTTGGTGGGTTCTTCTGCAGTTTGTTTTACACTATCTTCTGCAATAGTGGATTCAGCTTGTTTTACATCTTCTGACATAGTGATGACCTCATTGTTTATTTGTTTTTACCAATGTTCAAAGTTTGGTCCTGCGCTTCATAAAGGCGGACCTTCCTTTCAATCTCATTTTCTAAATGAGTTGCTAAATAGGACATGTTCTTGTTGGATAACCCATACAAGTCATAACCTCTTTTTGCGTTTCCTTCTACTATTTCCCCATTATCATAGGTAATAGCAAAACCATTTTTAGTTCCCACACCTTTTATTCTACCAAGTGTGTCACCAGTTAAGCGCATATTAACAAAGCCTGTTTCTGTATCTGTTGAAACATTTTCTTTTCCTGCCTTGCCTGCTTTCTTTCTAAGCTTATATTCTGCTGACTTATACTTTAATCTTTTTTTATTGTTTTGAAATTTTCCACTGTCTGCATCCAGTACAATCCTACCTGCCATAATCTCTGCGGTTTGATTCATAAACCTGCTTGTAAATACTGCTAATTCTTGTGCCTTCATGCCCTAGTTCCAACTGGTATAAAGCGGTGTCTGCAGTTGTGTCCACCCCTTTGAATCTGTGAAAATTTTGCTTTCTTTCTTTCTAAGACCCATCCTTTTTTCTTGTCATAAACTGGCAAGGCTATCTTACCTTGTGACATCTTTTTAGATAGTTCCTGAATCTCTTTTGCTGTGTAGCCTTTTTTGTCTTTTTGGTTATCAATGAAATATCTACATGCGGGTCTATTCTTTTTGTCTACACTACCACTGTATCTGAATTTTTGGTCAGGGACCTGCTTAAACACATCAAAGGTTCCAGTTTGTCCAAAGTCTTGATAGGCATCCCTAGCAATCATTCTAGCGTTCTTGCTTAATAACTGTTCATCAAAGTTTAGGGCTAGTCTTTCTGCAACAATGCCTGCGGGTTCACCGCTTATAATACCTTTGAATAATTCAGCTTTCATTGTAGCTGTTTCCTGTGCAAATCTGCCTAACAAAATCTGACCATCCAAATCCCTAAGAAGTTGTAAGCGTTGTGCAATGGCTTCAGTATTAGCAGGTGATAACAATAATTCCACAGCTTTGCCACCTGTTCTAGCCCTAAGTGTTTTTTGAAAGTCTTTAAGTATGCCCTCAGCTTCTGTGTCATAACCTTGCATGAGCTTTTGAAAAGATGTATTAAACCCTGATTCTTGTAGCTCTCTAAAGAAATCAAGTTCTCTAGCCACTCTAAGTATTTCTGTATCTGAGAAGCCTTCAATGGATTTACCCATTTTCTTAACATTGTCAAACAGTTTAAAACTAAGCTTATCAAGGTCATCATAAAATTCATCAAATATGTCTTTTGTTATTGCCATTAAGCATTTATCAATCTTTCAACTAAACTTCCACTTGGCTGTGCTGTGGCATCAGTTTCTTGTGTCTTTTCTTCTGCTATCTCCCCAAGCTTTTCACTTAACTCTGCTTCATCCATATCCCTATTAAAATGCAATAGCATTTCTTTCTTAGTAATTAGTCCCATGCTGTGCTTTTTCTCTAACACAGTTAGTTCATCTATTTCACTAATCGGGAATGATAATTCAGGGAAATCTACATAGATGTCTTCAGCAAGATTTATATTTGCATCCTGACTTAAAACTGTTCTATCAACTTCAAATCTGTCATGCTCAAACATGCGCCATGTATCTTCAACACTGGCTTCCCTTTGCTCAATACTTTCTATGTTTAAAATCTTTAACGCTTCACCACTTATTGCGCTATTACCTACATCAGCAAATGCTATATTTAAATGATTATTGCTTGCTACTGATTCAATAAAGAATTTAGTGGTGTCTATAATTTCTTTTAGTCCGCCTGCAGGTGCCGTCATGTTAAAATCAACGTCAGAAGGGAGTACAAGAACTTTATCTATACCTACCTTAATTGGTTCACTAGGGTTAACATCCAATCCACTAATCCATTTAACACCGCCTGTTGCACCCATTCTGACAGCTAAAGCTAGTTCAGTCATAGCAAGGTCTAGCTGTTGTGAAGCATGGACCACATCAGAAGCATTGCCACCAAAGAAGTCACGCACTCTAGGTTGTCTTCTTGTGAATGTAAATGGCAGTATTGATTCACCCTGACTATTCTTATAAGGATTGACATCACCTTCATTTACGCTATATATATTTCCATCTGAATCAATCAAGAAATGGTGTCCTAATTCCCCATCCATTCCCTTAGACCAAAAAGCAAACATTTCTTTTTCTAGTTTACCATATCCACTGCGCTGAATAGGGTACATGATTGCCATTGGTTCGTCTTGCATACCATCAACAAAGTAAACATGATAGAATGGTATTAAGTCATATTGTAACTGCTGTTTGCCTTCATTCCATCTAGTCCTAAAACACATATTACCTAATAGCCATGTGAGTTCTTCAAGCTGTCTACATTTATTGTTTAGTTCTTTTGTATAATCTTTATATTTATCATCAACTATTCTTTCAATGTTCAAACTCTTGCCATATACTAAACTTGAAGCCTTGCAAAATCTTCTTACAATAGACTGCGTAAATAAAGGAACGCTTGATAGTGTTTCTGAATCAAAGTAAGGCGCTATATATTTTTCTGTTTCAATGTTCTCATAATAATCTAAAAACATTTCCACTTCCCGCCATCTTTCAGTTTCAATCCTGCTTAGTTCATCTTTTAAAGTTTGTTGAATAGTTTTTAGTGATAGGTCTGATATAATCATTTTAAAATTCCAGTGTTTTTGCGGTCCTTCTGTAGGCAGGTTCTACTAAGTCTATATAATAAGACGAAGCATCTAAGAAGTGTGTTAAGTTTTCATCCTTCTTAGATAAAGAGCCATTGCTTTCCCTTTGACACAATTCATAATCTTTTATAACATTTACACATTTAGGTGCAACTGTCATTCTTATTTTGCCTTCACTATCTTTTAACATTCTATTTAAACTATACAGCCTATCTTTTGTATGTGGTGCTTTGTTCTTAGCATAGACATTAAATCCATGCTCACGCAGAATAGAATGGTCACTGCGGTTGTTTATTGAAACTGTTGACCTGCTTTTACCCGCAGGGTCGGGATAAACGTCTACCACTTGTGGATATTTCTTTTTCATTAGTCTAGCCATTTCATCAGTGTTGGAATTGCTTAAAACCAATTCATCAACAACTGCTAAGGTTCCATCTGAGTACCTGCCCATCAGTACGCAAGCCATAGTGGCTACATTAAAATCTAATCCAAAAAACATCTTAGGTGGCATGTCTTTGATTGCCCTGACATGCTCATTTCTGTCAAATTCCCAAACCGCTTTATTTCCTGATGTAAGGAATGTGCCAAGCATTTCCTGCTTGTATTGGTCTTTGGTCATTGACTTCTTAGCTTCAAGCACAGCTTTCTTTGGAATCATCCCATGTTCAAGCGTGCTGTATTGCCAAGATTTGTATCTAGGGTTTTTGCCTAAGCCAAGTAAATAGGTTGAATATAAATGGTTAAATCCATTCGGTGTGGAAGTTAAAAGAGCTTTAGCATTATGGTCCAGTAGCATTGGTGTTATCACTTCTTCAAAGAACCCTTCTTTAATAAAAGCCATTTCATCTAAGACAACCCCATTGGACCCGTTGCGCCCCAAACTAATACCCCTAAGACTGTCAGGGTTGTCAGCACCTTTAAGTGATAGCTCTGCACCATTGTCAAATCTAAATGATAGTTCTGTTTCATTTATCTTTACATCCCCAAATTGAAGCATTAATTCTTTCATCAGGGGAAACATAATTAGCTTTGCCTGCCTGTAATAAGGGGCTATATATAACCTGCGTTCCCCTGCCAAAAAAGGTTGGTGTAGCAGATACACTGCTGATAAAACTGACTTTCCCCATCTTCTGCCTGTTATTAAAATTTTTACATCTGCAGGGTGCTTTAAAATTTCCCATCTAGTTTTGTCTAGCCTTATATCCATTTGCAGGCTGTTTAATCAATTTCATTTTCATCAATAATTCTTAGTACCTGCACTGGCTCATTTGTAGTTACTGACATCTTTTGTAAGGCGGTTCCTTCTGTTCTATCTGCTATAAACTTAGCGCTGTTAAGGTCCCCTGCTAATGCGTTTTGGTACACCTTTTCTAAGATAGCTTCCTTTAATGTTTTATCCCCATTGAAAGCTGTGTCCCCGATTGTTTCCAATATATCAGCTATGGCAAAACCTTTCTTAGGTCTACCATTAGGATTGCCTGATGTACCTTTTTTAAATGTACCATCCTCATTCCTGTTTTCTGCCTGAAATTCAGGCTTAGTAGGGTTAGGCATGCTTTATAATATAATAATGCGTTTTTGGGGCTATATAGAGCGTGGATTCATTACTTTTTTCTTTTAAGGTTGACCTTCTTCTTCTTTTTCATCTTCTTCTTCTTTTTTGGATATGCACCATATGGCATAGATATTACCTCTTAATTTAAAAACCTTTCCTGCAGGATTAGTTTAGTTTGGTTGTTTGTTCTTCTGCCCTATTGCCTTCTTATTATAACTTTGGCAGTTTCAGCTTTCCATAAGCCATACACAATTATACCAATAAAAAAATAAATAGTTTGGTAACTTTGTTTAAGTACTAGCTAACAGTACACGAAGTGTTAATAATATTATAAACATAAAAATATTATATTGATATTATATAAATAAAAAAGCCCCACATTTCTGCAAGGCTTTTTCATCTTTCTTTTTAAGTTGTGATTTAGTCTATGTCTTTGGCTATTGTGATTCTTGGAAGATTCCAAATTCCATCTGTAATGGTTTTCATTTTTGGAACAACAACTTTTTCAACCAAAGCTAAAGCGTGTTGGTATTTTCTTATTTCATGGAAGTTGGTATTGTTAAAGCTTGAACAACCTAAATCAAAATTGAACTTACCATCTTCCCTTAGTTTCCAATGCACATCAACACTTGGGCGCAAAGAATCATGTGGTTCATCATGGTTTTCATTATTAACAAAATTAGCAACAACACTGCAAGAAATTAATTTGTTCCCAACAAACATTAAATCAGTGTAAAACTCACAACCAAACACTGAACCTGCTTCTTGACCTTGATGTGACAAATAGCACAATTCTCTGTAGGCTACAGTGTAGAAAGCATCTTCATGTTTTATTTCATCTACTTGGTCCTTAGAATGTCTATTATCAACCATTCTGATTCCTAAGTTGTCACTCATTCTTTTAAGCCTGTAAGTGATTTTATTTTTATTGTTCTTAACACAGGAATCATTGTTGCTGTTTTTTAATGAAGCTCTAAGGCAACTGTCAAAAAGTTCATCTAGCATTTTTTCTAATTTTACTCTTTTCATTTTATTTTTCTTTCTCTTTTATTTGGTTAAATGTTTAAACTAATATTATAGTCCACATCAAATATTAAATAAGCTGAACTGGCAGTCCTATCTTCATCAGCAGGTATAAGCCTGACTGCTTTAATTTCACTAACAGTGCCATAATATTTAAATTTATTTAAAGACTTCAAGTGGTTAAAAAGTTCAGCTTCACTTACTTCTTTATAGTAGTCAAGTCTGATTGCTACTTTAAAATAATTTTTTCCAAGCTTGCTAATCAATGCAATATCTGCTTCTTTGTTATTCTTCATAAGATAATAGCTTGATTGTCTAATTCCTAAAAGTGAGTCAATTTCTTTTCTAATTATTACTGGTCTTTTCATTTTTATTTTCTTTCTCTTTTGTGGGGTGGCTTTTACACCACCCCTGTTTTTGGTTTGATTAAGCAAAAAGGTTTTTATCAATTCTAACAGTGTAGCATCTATTAAAGTTTAAAGCATTTAAGACCCTAACAATACCACGCTTTGGGTAGTGTGCTAGTACGCTGTAGCCCATGTCTTCTTTAAAGATAGCAAAAATAGTTTTACCTGCTTCTTTATTAGCCCTTCTAAGTCCCTTAAGCATTGCTTGCACTTCAGGTTTTGGTAGCATTTTTACAGTCATGTTATTTGAATCAGTATAATTAAAGTCTTTTAATGTTTTTTTCACTGTGTTACTCTCTTTCTGTTTATTAATATAATTCATGTAGTAAGTATAATGATTTTCTTATATTCTTGTCAAGTATTATTTACAATTAATTATATAAACAAAAAACCCCCTGAAAAGGGGGCTTCATGTCTTTCTTTATTAAGGTTCTGACTAGCTTTTAAAATGGGGTGCAAGCAAATCAAATATATTAACCTGCGTATCTGCACCTGCTCTTTGCCAGTCATTAAACTTGGTGACAGCTTTGCCTGTCATTGCCAAATCATCACTAGCACAATCTACACCATGACAAATAGACCAAATTGTAGAAAATGTGTCATCAGCTACATCATCTACATCATCTAATCCAACAAGCAATGAAGCAATGCTAATTTGCAAATCATCAGGAAATGTAAAAAACAAATTCCCATCATCAGTAAATACATCAGTCAAAATACCTTTTTTTGCTAATGATTTTATTTGTCCTTTAGTAAAGCCTGCCTGCTTTGCTATTGCCCTGAATGTGTCAGGGGTTGTGTCCCTATCTGAATCAATACAGATTTGCACACCACCATCTACATTCCAAAACTGGTCAAAAGCGCAGGTGTCAAATATACTTATAAATGTCTGCGCTTGAAGCTGTGTTAAGTTAATTTTATTTTTCATTTTATTATCCTCTTTTTTATTTGTGTTATTAAATAAATTCATATACCTAAAGGTAACTTATTTAAACTATTCTTGTCAACTATTATTTACAATTAATTTTAAGCAACAAAAAAGCCCCAGTTAAGGGGCTTGATTGTTTTGTAGTTACACGCAATGTGGCTTCTTGCCACCTACAAATTATCTTTGATAAAATCTGCGCTTTTGATATGGTCTTAATTTGTCCTTTAAAAGGCTTATTCTTAGTAAGGCAAGGGCTATGCCCATTACCAGTATAAAGTCTACACCATTAAAGCATGAATGTCCTTCTATCATATTAAACACCTTCCTTTGTATAATAACTGTTAGCACTTGATTTGCCACAATTCCATGAATCTAATAATTGACCATCTTTCACACAAGTCATGTGGCCTGTAGTCATAATTATAAAAGTCCCATAAGTTGGAAATTGAACTACCTTCAACTTTCTATTTCTGCTATTTCTCATAGGTTTATTTTTTACCCATCCCTGCCTTTTTAAGTATTCTTCTGCAACAGTCCAACTGTTTGGCATATCAAGCATTTCCCAACTGATGTTTATTAAGTCTTGAAATGTGTGCTTGTAGTCTTGGTCCAGTGCATGAGCTATAGCACGCACAACACAATCACCAACCCTATCTTTTTTTAATTTGCAAGGTTTGTATTTTTCCCTACCACCAAATGATTTTATGTATTTCATATTATTTCTCTCTTTCTTTAATTGTTATTTTTTAATTAGTTTTAACGCTTGTTCAAGGTCTAACTCAACAGAGCAAAGAGCTTGAAAAACAAAGTCTTTCATGTGTTTAGTTTTAGAATTATGTGATTCAACAATCTCAATGGTTACTGTTTTTAAAGCGTTTTCTAATTTTTCTATAATTTGTTTATTCATTTTATTGCTCTCTTTCTTTAATTTTAAAATACCCCTAAAGGTAGCCTGTTTAAACTATACTTGTCAAGTATTGTTTACATATAAACATATAAACAAAAAACCCTGCGCCACATACCAGTTTCACAGGGTTCTTCATGCCAACTAACATTTCAAATGTCAGTCTATCTATTCATGCCTTAATTTCTGTATGATGTTTTTCACACCTTGAAAACTAAGGCTGAATTCTTTTGATAAAATTTCAATCCTTTGACTATAGCTGTATTCTACAGCATATTTTTGCAAAATCATATAGGCAGTAACTAATTTTATATCCCGCAATGCTGTATCTTTTATCAGGTTTTCTTTTTCTTCTACAAATTCAAATTTCATACCGCTATCAATTCTACAAATAATAAATTTACAACCCAATTAAATGCTTCAGACTTCATCAAATAAACTTTCAGGATTGGTTAATTCTTTTATAGGTAGTAATATTATTTTAGAATTAAAGTCATCCCCACCTAACCTGTTGCGGTCTGTATCTACATATTTTCTACACATCCTTTTAAGGATTTCGGTTTTTACAAAAAAAGCTATACTGTCATTTTGGTTTTTATCAACTAATATATATGCTATATATTCAGCCTCAGTTGTTGATATTCCGCTAGGTTTATTCTTATAACTATATTCTACAGCTATGTTACCAGTTTTGTGTGCCTGATAATCTTTTTTTACTTCCACTGTCTTTAAAATACCTGACCATTCAGATTCAGAAAGTTTGCCTTCAAGCAGGTTTATATCAAAACGCTTATCTGCTTGTCCATTATCACGAACTTGTTTTGTTATATCTTTTAACTGTTCACTATTTAAATGTAGTGTAATATCGTTTTTTTTGTTTTGCATTTTTTATGTTTTGTTTCTGTTGACGTTTCCTTATTTTATTTTATTTTTTTTCTTTATCCATTT